ATTTAGGGAATTTATAAATTAAAACTTCCGTATTTCCGTTGTAATTTTTACCTAAAACAGAAAAAGGAACTTTTGCTGTAAACAATTCAACATATTCTTTTCTTACAACTGTATTTAAAATTTCTAATTCGTGGTCTGTTACCACATAGTTTTTAAATTGTTTTTCTTGTATTGTTTTTTTCCATAAACCGTCAATATGTACGTCATCGTGACTGTCTAAAATTCTAGTAGAATTAAAAGCAACATAATAAAAAGAATCATCTAATTTTAATGCTTTTTGTTGTTCAATATCAAACTTAGAAATATCAATAGCTTTCATATTTACCGATTGACCTTTTTTGTAAGATTCGTAAATCTTTGCTTTCTTTTGGTCTTCAATAACTGCTAAATTTTCCTTTAACGCCTTGAATAAATCTTCTTTATTAGAAAATTCTTTTTCTGGTAAATAATGAGATTTATATATCATTTCTTAATTTCTTTGTCTTTATTTAACAATCTTTTTAACGCTTCTTTTTTAGCTTTTTCTATTTGTTCTTTTGTAATGTCTTTTACAATCTCTTTTGTTTTAGCTTCCATTTGATTTAATTTAGTAAGTTAACCATCATTTTATTAGCTTCTGCATTTGTCATTCCTCCAGCCTCTTTAACTTTAATTATATTGTCAATTTGCAAGCCTACTCTTTCAGCTCTTTCTTTTTCAAATACTTGATTAAACATTAAATGCTCCCAACTCATACGTATGTCTTCAAATGAATATTGATTCTCAAACCAATCAGTTAACATTTGCGCTTTAGGAGCTTCACAATACTCAATCAAACGAGCCATAGACTTTTCTTGATTTTCATAAGTAGAACCTCTTAAATTAGCTTCTAATATGTCACGTGGAATATTATACATAGTTCCGAACATAAAATAATCATTATAGAAACTTTCGTCAATCTTTAATTTTCCAATATCCTCAACAAAACGCTTAATGTCAATCATTGATTTAACAGCGTGTATGTTTTTACTAGAACGTATTTTTTGTTCGATGCTTAACTTCTCTATTTCACTCATTGGCATTTGAGAAGTATTTTCTGGGTCTGCTTGACCTGCAACTAAAAACTTTTGAGCAAACTCTAAATTAATACCTTTGGCATCCAAAGCAAGTTCGCTATTTTTAATCACTTTATACAAAGCGTCAATTCTACTAATGCCTTTCATTGGGTTGTCTTGACCTGCGTTTGTAAGGTCGTAGAAAAAAGATAATTCGCTTAATTTAATAGTTTTACTTTCTCCGTTATCAAATCTATAAGTTATAGTTCCTTTTAATATTTCTTTTAGTGTAACATTTGATAGTATAAAAGATTTTAATTTACTAATAAGTGATGAATCCCATTCAATATTACATGGATTTAACCACTGTATAGAATTATTTTCGCCTAAATTATTTGAATCAAAAGGATTATATAAAATTGCAGTACCGTAAATATTTAACCAAAATTTATAATCCCAATTAAACTGAGTCCAACTTTGTTTTAAATTAGGTTTCTTTTTAATTGAATATAAAAAGTCACGTTCTTTTAATTTACCTTCTTCATATTGGTTTATTTTACCTAAAGAAAAAATATCACAATCCAAAGAAATAACTTTCAATAAAGCAGGGTTTTGAGAAACTATTCTTAATTTGTCTGCATCTGGAATAACTTTGCCAAGTGCCGTACTAGAACTAAACATAGTATAAAAAATATTGCCTGCGTTATCAGTTTCAATATTTAACGGCTCTCTTTGATTACCTCCAAATAAATTATTTAACCAACCCATTTAAAATATAAATAAAAAAGGACTGCTCAAAATAAATTGAGTAGTCCTGTTATTATGAAATGCAGATAATTTTATCATATAAATTCTATGTTTCACAACATTGTAATTGATAATTATATTAAATAGTCGAGATAGGGTTCGAACCTACGACGCAAGCGACTTTACGGTTTTGCTCTACCAACTGAGCTACTCAGCTATTTAATTTAAGCAAATATAAGTATTTTATTTATATAATCTTAATTTTTTTCGTAATGTCTTCTTAAATATCTAATAGGGTCTATTAAATCATCATTTTCTTTTAATACTTCATCATCAACAATACCCATTCTATCAGCTCTATATTGATACGTTTGATATTCATGTTCAATTCCTGCTGAACAATCAGTATAAAATACATTTGTTGATTGTAGCAATGATATTCCAGCCATAACAGAGCCTTTAGGCTTATCTATTCCGTATGCATATTCCCAACCATGTGAGCGCAATAAACGTATATTGTCCGGAACTGCACTATCACAAACTATAATAGCTTCTTTTGGTATATTTAATTTACGTACGGTATAAATAATAATCCCCCCGTTTTCTTGATTGTTAATACTTGCTTTATCATAATCAGTAAGTTCAGATATTAATTTGTTTTCTGATTTATAGTTCAGCTCGTGGGTGTAAAAATTATTAGTGTATCTATCGAATTTACCTTCTACAATTCCAAATCCGTGATTCTTACCCCAGTCAATCGCAAATGTTTTAGTTTGATTAATGTTTAAATATTCAGAGTATGCAATAGGTTTGAAATGCGTGAATATACGCCCCTCAACACTTCCAATCTCTCCTAAGCCATAAACACGCCAAACGTTAGCCCAATACTCATTTATTATAATTCCTGTATCAGAATAGCCTTTTTTATAGTATTCTAATATACTTGAGACTTCTTCTTTACTTAAATATTCATTGTCTTTAAATGTAAGATTAAGAAAGTTGTTTGTTTCAATTAAATCGTGTCCCCAGAAACGTTTATCTGGATTAAAATCTATGATATTTAATTTACAACGTGAACCTACTTGTCTATATGCTTCTTGCTTTAACTTATTTGCTTCATTAAAATATACTAAGTCTCGTCTCATTCCTTTTCCTACATCGTGTGTATCTAATCCTAGAAACTCAATAAAAGTACCGTTCTTAAAAGTAAATGTATTCTCTGATATATTCCATTTACCGTGTTGCATCATGTTCCAATCGTTCATAATGTCAAGAAAATCTTTTATAACTGTCTTTTTCATTTTAGAAAGTTCAGCCGATATAATAGAAATTTTCTTTTTATCGTTACGATGTGCAAAGTCTATAATAAGCATTAGAACAGAAATAGTTTTCCCAGCTCCTTGTCATTGACCGCCCGAAACAACAAAAACTCTATTCGGATTTCCGAGCAGCTGTTTTATCTTGTAAAGGGCGGTCGTTGGTTTAAATTTAAACATTTATTAATTCTTTTTGATAAGCATTATAAGCATCTACTTCATTTATAAATCTACCTAATTTTTTCTTAACTCCTTTTATCCTTATTTCTGCGCTCCATTTATTCCTATATTTATCAAAACAAACTCCTGTATATTTAGAGGTTTTATTAATTTTATCTTTAGAACAATTTTGTCTATTTGTTATTAATTGTAAATTATCTTCTTTATTGTTATTTTTGTCATTGTCTTTATGGTCGACAACAATTTCTAAACTTCCATTATTCAAGTGATTTAAGAAAGATTGAGCAACTAAAATATGTACTCTTATAGTTTTCTTTTTTGAATTTTTACTTAAATAAACTCTTAAATACCCTTTATTATCTTTAGATGGTTTTAATATTTTTCCTGTCTTAATTGACTTAATATTACCAAAATTACTAATTAAATACAAATCTTCATAATTTAATACATTTCTATATTTTTCCATAATAAAAAAATTCAAGCCTTTTCGGAGTTGCGTTCCTACTAAGGTTTGAATTAGGTTATTTTTTTACATCATCAATAACGCAACTATTGAGATATAAATATACAAAATTATTCTTTACTATCTAAAGGATTATCTCCGAATATTGGTGTTTGGTTTATCTTTTCACCATCTGTAGTTACATCTAATTTGTCTCCAAACATTTTGGGATAAAACTTTGAAGCAAGCCATTTACTTGTCTGAATTAATACATTAGCGGCTGAGGGTTCGATTTCTCCTGCCTTAAGCATATCTCTTACATAGTCTATTTCTTCTAGTTCACTTTCAGATTTATCTTGCATAGCCTTTACATACAGGTCAAATAACTCTACATTTTCACGCTTCCAATTACACCATGTTTGAAATGTAGGATATTCTTCCTTTGATTTCAAAATTGTTTTTATGTTAAATCCACCCGCTACTTCTGAACAGATTTCTTTACACATTTCTAAATTGTATTTACTAGGTCTTGCCATACAACAAAAGTAATAAAAAAAGCCTACAAAATATGCAGGCTAATAAAAAATATTGAAAATAAGAATAAAGATAGTACAACTATACCGATAAAAAGTTTTGTTTCTCTCATAATCCTAATTGTTTAATTGCTGTTTCTGTTAGCTCCAATTCCCAATGTATTATTTTTTCAATATTCCATTTTTCATCAATATAATCTTTTGTAAAAGCCCTAGCTTTATTATAATTATATGGATTCCCTTTGTACATTTCAAACCCCTCAAACAAACATCTTTCTTTTGCTTGTTTATATTTCTGGCATTTTAATATTTCAGAATGGGTTTGCCTAACCCCTGAATACATAATCATGTATGTTTTATAATCTTTTGGCTCTTCCAAAACATTACCATTCTCATCACAAGGAACAAACATCCATAATTCTAAAGGTTGTTTTAGGAATTTTGCGTATTGTTTATTCATGTTTATTGGACTTCCTACATATTTATCTTCTAATATAAAATCCGTCATTGATATTAAATTTTTCATAATCCTTTTTCTTTTTTATATAAGTGCAATAGTTCCGTAGTTATAGACCTATCCAAAATAATAGCGTCAAAATAATTATTTTCATTTAACCATTCCGCAAAATTAATAGCATATAAATCACAAATACTTTCGCAATGATAATCTCTAATTTCTTTTCTTGGATCAGTATCTAACCATTTTTTAAACTTTTCTCTTAATTTCATTTTATTAAATATTTTACAGGTTTCACATCAACATGCTTTTTAACTAACTCTTTCGCTTCTTGTTTCAAACGATATTCCATTTCAAAAATAGTCTCGTATTTATTTGTTTTCTTGCTCATCTTGTAGTAGTTTAATAAATTCCTCTTCTGTTATTTCTGTTTTTGCAGAGTCCAAATAATGCCAAACATTCCATTCATCAAATATGCTACAATATTCAAAATATTTACAATCTATAGTAAAGCCATAATCAATGGGTAATCCGTTATCAATACATAATTGTTTCATTCTATCACATTGTTCCTGTGATTCCATTTTTACGTAAGTGTTGTATATTGTTTTCATAATTTACTCCATATAAATTCAACTTTCATTCCGTTTTCTTT